ATGGGAAGTTCATATAGAAAATTAAAAACTATTTTAGAATCAAATCTTTCACTTGAAAAAAGATATTTGTTAAGAGAGCAAGCTCCATCAACAGGTGCAACTACAGGTAATACAACCACAACAACAACCGCAGCCCCAACAACCACAACTACGACAACGGTAAAAAAAATTACAGATAAGGATATTACTAATATGCCTAAGTGTTCAAGTTTTAAAGGTGCGTTTACAGGTGCGTCATCCGCTAAAACTGAAAATTTTATAATTTACTATAAAGACAATTTAAAATGTAAAAAACCTATTGAATCTGAGGAATAATTTTCTTAGATTTGATATATGAATAAATTAGATAAAGATTATCAAAACCTATTAAGGGATATTTTACAAAATGGAACCAAAAAGCAAGACAGAACTGGAACAGGAACACTCTCAGTATTTGGAAGACAATTTAGACATGATTTTCGGGACGGATTTCCTCTCCTCACCACAAAACGAATGGCTTTTAAACAGATTGTTACAGAACTCATCTGGTTCCTCCGAGGAGACACAAACATCAAATTCTTAGTTAATAATAATTGTCACATTTGGGATGGTGATGCTTATAAGAATTGGTGTAGACAATTTGAAGTTGACCCAAATAATTTTGATACCGAAGAATTATCTAAAGGTCATAATGACCAATGTTGGGGTTACTCCATATTAGACCACGTTAAACCTACATCAAAAGAATATAAAAGAGGTCAAATAAATGCTTATTTAGAAGGTAAAGCAGATAAACCTTTCTTTTATTTAACACAAGAAGAATTCATCAACAAAATCAAAACCGATAATGAGTTTGCTAATAAGTGGGGTGAATTAGGGCCTGTGTATGGGGCTGGTTGGCGTAATTGGGGTGGTAAATCAGATGACAATCTTTACGAAGATTATTTGAAAAAAGTTAAAGAAAAGTAGTATTTTTCCATTTATTACCATATTTATATATAGTAAACAATGGTAATTATGGACTACAAAAGAATACACGACAACCTTATTGAAAGAGGAAAAAATAGAAAATTAGATGGATATGTTGAAAGACATCACATTATACCAAAATGTATGAACGGGACAAATGAACCAAATAATTTAGTGGAATTAACAGCAAGAGAACATTTTTTAGTACATTGGTTATTACACGAAATGTATCCAGAAAATAGTGATTTAAGGTATGCCTTTTGGTCAATGTGTCGTAATTCAGATAACCAACAAAGATATAAACCATCTTCAAGGGTATATGAATATGCTAAACATAAAATGTTAGAAATATGGCAAAAGTTCAAACCATCAGATAAACAAATAAATTCTATTAAAGAAAGTTTAACTGGAACTAAATGGTATCATAAACCAGATGGAACTAATTTAAGAGCATTTCCAAATGACCCAAAAATTAGTGATGAAGGATGGTTACCTGGTAGGTTTGGTGGTAAATCAATTTCTGATAAGGCTAACAAAGTTAAAGAGAAGAAATACGAAGGAAAGAAATTACCTTCAACATCAAACAAAAGATGTTCAATAGATGGTGTTGAATTTGAATCGGCTAAAGCGGCTGCGGACTTTCTTAATATAAATGAATTTTCTATTAGATGGATATTACAGGGTGGAGGTCGGTCAGAGAAACATAAAGAAAAATACAAAAATTGGTTCTATATAAAATGAAAATAGAAATACCTTTATATGATATTAAAATTAAATTTTACTTTGACTATGATTTAGGTAAACCCATTAAAAAGATAAAGAAAAAACATAATAAGAAAAAACTTTATAATGTAAGAAGTAAAATTGATTTTTGTGGAATTGTTATTGGTGAGTTTATACCAAAGGATAAGTTAATTTATGTTTTAATAGAAAAAACTAAAAAGGGTATTAATATAGATACATTAACTCACGAAATATATCATTTAACAACCAAAATAATGAAACACAATAACTTCAAGTTTAATAAAACAGATGAACCTTTTGCGAGATTAAATGGGAAGTTAAATTCAATTATTATGTGTGAATTAATTAAACATGGTGAGAAGTTATATTACCCAATTGAAACTAAAAAGATAAAAATAAAATGGTAAAAATGATAAAACAAGAATGTTCATTATTACAGTTAGATATGACTGATGAACAAATAAATGAGTTAATAAAAATAAGTAAAGAAGATTTAATTGAATCTAAAGGTAGTTTTGATGAAGATACTCTTTATAATTTATCATTATCTAATGTTAAATTACATTGGGTTAGATTTATTAGACAATACTCAAACAACCCACTTAATGAAATAATTGAGGTTGATAAGATTATCAATGAAGAAACATTAAAAGTTAAAACTTTATTAAAATAATATGTGTGATTTAATCTACTTATTCAATTGCTGGTGGAAAACAGTAAGGAAAGGAAGACCTAATAAACGGTCATTTTTAATTTTTTCAAAAAGATTACAATTAGAAATAGAATGTTTGTTATGTACTGGTAGATTTACATCTGAGATTTAGTGTGATGGATAAAAAATATTGTGTATAACGTTTCGTGGCTATATTTAGTGCCGAATTAAATAGTATAAAATTTAAATAATAGATAAAATGAGTAAAGAAAAACAAACCATCAATGAAGAAGTTGAAAGACAAAACGACAAAACGAATAAATAAAGCTATGGAGTATTTACACGAAGATGGAACTCCTTTTACAAAAGAAGAGTTTCTACAAAAATTAAAAACAGATAAGGAATTTAATAATGAGTTCGGTAATAAAGGAATAGACCAAATCGCAAACCTAATCAACGACCTCAAAACAAATCCAGACTCAAGAAGACTAATGGTTTCAGCTTGGAATGTAGGTGAATTAGACCAAATGGTTCTTCCTCCCTGTCATTATGGATTTCAAGTTTATACAAGAGAGTTGAGTGAGTTAGAAAGACATGATATTAAAGAACAATATGGGTTTGATTGTAGAAAATTAGCAAAACCTTCTATTAAACAATTAGATGATGCGAACATCCCAACCAGAGCAATCTCTTTAATGTGGAATCAACGTTCAGTAGATACATTCTTAGGTTTACCATTTAATATTGCATCATATGGTTTACTACTTGAAATTATAGCTAAATCAGTTAATATGATACCTGATGAATTGATTGGTAACTTGGGTGATGTGCATTTATATTCAAACCATATTGAACAAGCTAAAGAACAGATTGGTAGAGAGTTAGATATAATTGAGAGAATAAATTACGGAGTTAATATTTTAGGTTATGAATCATTATTAGACTATGGCCATTCTCAGAATGAAGATGAATTAATAACAAAGTTATGTAATGAATGGGGTGTACCAAAAAGAACAAGAGAACCATATCCATTACCAACATTAAACATCAATACAGAATTTTGGCCTTATGAAGGTGGTGAGTGTGGTGTAGGTCCTTTAGACGCTATTAAAGTGTTTGAAGCGTTTAAAAATGATAACTTCTGTAGATGTTTATTAGAAGAAGATATACAATTAGGTAACTATCAATCACACCAAACAATTAAAGCTCCCCTATCCAATTAATGAAAATCACAAAAATAAAATTAGATAAAAGTAATCGAATGTTACGACTTGGTTTTGGAAAACATGAAGGTAAATGGTTTTTTAGAATTGATTTGTGGTTTTTTGGTTTTAGATTAACATAATGATGAGAAAACCTGACAATGTTGCCGACAATCCCGGTCTTTTACCTTATGGTAGTAATATCGGAGCCCCATCAATAAAAATTGATAACGTTGATGGTTGGAAAAAATCTAATGTTTTTAAAGTTAACAAAGAATTAAATACAAGATTTGAAGAATTAAAAAATCAATACCAAAAACTGATTGAGGAATATGAATGGAATCAGTTAGTATATTCTGCACATTATAATTTTGAACCAATTATCGGAGAAACTTATCATCTGTATAGAAATAATGATAAAATTTTTTTATCTTTAATTAAACCTGAAGAATGGAAATTAGAGTATTTGGGTAGTTTTAAGTTAGATTCAAATAACAAGTGGAATAAATTAGATGAAATACATTTTTAATGTAATAAAAGAATTTAAATGGTCTTTATTACTCATATATTTTTACATAGTTTTAGTTGAGGTTATACATTTGGTAGAACCTTACATCTTAGGAAAGAGTATTGATGGTCTTTTAAAGAAAGAATATGGTTGGTTAATTTTGTTTTTTACCACATCTATGGTCTCAAATGTTATATTCTTTAAGAGAATGTTATTTGACACAAAAATATATACCAAAATATATAATAAAATCGTTTTTAAATATCTAAGAGCCAATAAAGACTGTAATACCTCAACAAGAGTTGCGAGAACCGAAATGACTAATCAAATTGTTGGATTCTTAGAACACGAAATTCACTATTATATATCATCAGTTCTTTCTGTTTTTGGTAGTTTATTTTTTATATTTTTACAACATACCCCAACAGGTTTTGTAACATTATCTTGTATGATACCAATAATATTTATTGTTTCAAAGTTTTATAAAAAAATTGGTCAAGGAACAAAAATTCTTCACTCCCACTACGAAAAGAAGATGTCAACAATGGATACAAATTCAATGACACTAATTGAAAGTTTCTTTAAGAGAAGAGCGAGACTAATTGTTTATCAATCAACAATACAAGGTAAAAATTGGTTTTCACTAAACTCAACAAAAATGTGTTTTTTAATTTTAGCACTATTTGTATTTACACATAACAATGTAAATTTAACTCAAGGACAAGCAATTTCAATGTACGCATATATACATCAATTCTTGATATCTTTATTATCAATCCCTGTCGGGATGGAGACATTTACAAGAATGAAAGACATATTAAATAGAATAAAAGAAAAATGATTAAAAAAATATTAACTTGGTTAAGTTTTATAGAAAACAAAAGATTAGATTATTTATCTAAATCAATCTTTGGTAAATTATAGTGGAATTAAACCATAACATACCCCATTTTAAATGTCTTGTTAGACAATCTTATTTTACAAAAAATGAAGAACATAAAAACATTTACAATAACTGTTACGCATTTGCAATACAATCAGTTCCCGCAAAAATATTGACCTTTCATGTAATTACTGATTATGGAATGGTTAGGTCAAGAGTCCCAATATCTGAGATTTATTTAAAAGAACCAACCAATGATGTTCCTTTTTATTTTAAACAACTTTGGGATTGTTTTGATAAGAATGTTACAGTTACAACTTACGACTTTTTAAAATCAAATAGGTGTGAAGTTGTATTGAGAGATAGAACAAAAGTTTGGGCAACTTATATGTTCACTATAGATTGGTTTGACAACCCTTTTAGTGATGAGCCTTCAGATTATAAATGTGGTCATGTATTAGTTTCTGATGATGGTTATCTTTTATGTATGCCAAATAATAGAATCTATTGGAGAGACTCTAATTGGGTAACAAAAGAATTTCCTGTTGAACTCAAAGATATTAAAGTAGACACCGAACTACTGAGTGTTGAGAGTGTTTCTGACAGATGGGTATCTGATGATACGGATTCTTTTTATTACTAACCCTTTTTAACATGATTCTTGTGCCATAATATAAATGGTAATTGCCAACAAGAGTTGTAATAAGTTATCCACATCAACCAAAGATTTGTATTTTCTTTCATTAATCTATTTTAGAAAAAAGTGTTGTTAAATACTTTTTATTCTCATCATATATTGTTATTTGGTAGAAACCCGTATTCAAAAATCTTAAATCAACTTCATCTTCAGAATTTATATTTTTAGTTAAATAAACTTTACCTAATATATCTGAAACAACTAAATTAAATTTCTCACTTTCATTATGAAATATTCTTATTTGTAATAAACCATTACCCGGATTCGGAAATACTATAAATTCAAAATCTTTATTATCTATTTCACCAAAACCAACTGTTTTTGATGTATTACAAACTTTAGTAACTCCAAAATAAGCCATTGGACTTGAACCACAAGTATTAACACCCATCACACTAAATGTACCACCCATAAAAGATGAGCTTGTTTTAGCCATAACACTATTTCCTGTTGTTGAACCAATAAATTGAGTTCCGTTAGAGTTATTCCAAATATAACTTGTAATTCTTGGAGATGTTGATGCAACTAATCTAATTGTATCAGGAAAACAAACCGATGAAGTTCCTGTAACAGTGGGTCTAACAGTCAATAAACCAACTTTCTTTTTACTTAATACACTACCACAAGCAAATTGTGTCGCTAATCTTATACTATCACAAGAATTATTAATACAAGATGTGGATTCAAAATTACTTGGGAAAAATACGTCTATAGAGTTCGTTCCTTGACCTCTCACTATTTGAGCATTTCCTGGTACAGTCCAATTAAACGATAACGCTCCTGTTGTAGATACACTATACGTGTTAGTAAACCCATTATCAACACAATTAACACCACTTATACTAACACTTGGTAAACCCAAATCAACGGTTCTAATTCTTGTTATAGGATTTCCACATCCACCCGTAATTACAACTTGAATGTTTCCACCTGTAAAACCATTTTGGAATGTTACATTAATTGAATTAGTTCCCTGACCACTAATTATTGTTGAGTTAGCAGGTACAGTCCACAAATAGTTAACTCCACTTATTGGACTAACACTAAACGTTGCAGGAGTGTTAGTTCCTACTAAACTACAAACACTTCTTACACCTGAAATTGCTGAAGCGGAAATTGTTGATGTTGTTGTTGATAGTGTTCTATTTGAAGATATACTTCCTCCACAACCATTGTTTAAGTTAACACTAATTGTTCCTGAACTAAATGAGTTAGATACTAATACATTTATTGAATTAGTTCCTTGACCCGATTGTATTGTCATATTAGTAGGAACAGTCCAAGTAAATGTTCCACTTTGATTTGTAACACTATAAGTAACTGATTGACCTAAGTACGGACACAAATCGCCAGGGCCTGTTATAGTTCCTATATTAGCGTAAAGATTATTATTAGATACAGTTCCATAAGTCATAGGTGATGAACCACATTTGTTAACTGACATCACACTAAATTGACCTGAAGTAAAGTTTGTACTAAATTTTACTTTAAGTGTGTCATTACTACTTGAACCTATTATACTAACACCATTAGGTACATTCCAAATATACATAAACGATGTAGGTACAGAATCGACTCTATAAGTGTAAATTGTATTACCATCAGCACAAACTGTTGTAGGTCCTAAGATAGACGTAGGTCTAACAACTAATCTATCAATCGTAAATTGAGTTGTACTACTTCCACAAGAATTTGTTGCAGTAACTGAACCACCTGAACCACTTACCAACATTATTGACACTTTAAATTGTACAGTATCGTTACCTTGTCCACTATATATATTAACTCCATAAGGTACAACCCAATTATAAGTCATATTTGGTTGTGAATTTGTTACAATGTATGATTTAATACTACCTGTAGGTTCACCACAGAAACTACCTGATACGATTGGTTTATTAGGTAATTTAGTAACCCAAATACTTCTATGATAAGTAATACCATTAGAAACAACATCAACTTCAATACTATCTTGAACGAACCCTGAAGAAAAATTAACATTTATTGTTGGGTTACTTAATCCATTAGTTGATGTTATACCATTAGGTAAAATCCAAGTAATACTTTCAGGACTTGCGTTAGAATAATCAATGGTATATGAACCAGAACTAAGACCACATATTGAAGTGGGACCTTCTATTTGACCAACATTAATAATTGCTGACGTACAACCCAAAGTCATTGGAGAAACTGATTGACAACCTTTAGAATCCGTAACAGTTAATGTGTAATTACCTGACGCGACGCCCGTTAAATTTTGTGTTGTTTGACCATTTGACCAACTGTATGTAAAAGGAGGAGTTCCACCAATAACACTACTACTTACAACACCATTATTTGAACCACAATTAGGGTAAGTTGTTATATCTAATGATATACTAATTTCTGATGGTTGAGAAATATTAATATATGTAATTTTTGTACAACCTTTATTATCTGTAACAGTAATTTGATAATTACCTGATGTTAAATTAGAAATACTACTTTGAGTATTTCCTGTATTCCACATATAAAGATAAGGTAGAGTTCCTCCTGACGCAGTAACCGAAGCGCTACCATTATTACCACCATAACAATTCACATTTGTCGTTGTTACAATTGTTGTTAGTTGAGTTGGTTGAGTTATTGTAACCGTTCTTGTCGTCTGACACCCCTTTGAATCCGTAACTGTTACACTATAAGTGTTTGCCACAAGTGAGAAAATATCTTCTGTTGTTTGACCATTACTCCATAAGTAAGTATAAGGTGATGTTCCTCCTGATGGAGTTAAGTTTATACTACCGCCAGGTTGTCCAAAACAACTTGGGTTAAAACTAGTTGATGTTGAGGCAAGTAACGTAGGTTGAGTAATTGTGATTGATGTAGTTGATGTACAACCATAAAAATCTGTGACTGTAACTGAATAATCTCCTGATGTTAGGTTTGATATGTCCTCAGTAGTTCCACCATTAGACCAATTAAAATTAAAAGGTGAATTACCTAACGGAGTTAAATCTATACTACCATTATTACCACCATTACAACTAACATTAACACTTGTTGTTGATAATATAGAAGGAAATCTAACAGTCCAAGAAGTTAATACATCATAAGCATTGTTAGAACATCCAATACCTGTAGAACAATCACCTCTGCGACCTCTTATTTGAACTACACTTCCGGCGGTTAGTGATGTTGTAGATATTAAAGTTCCTGGAGTATAACTTTGCCAAGATGTACCATTAATAGTGTATTGAAATATATCTGAACAGTTTATACCATTACTACCCGAATTGAATGTCGCTGATACATCACTACCAACACAAACATTGTTTGAGTTGGGTGTTTTAGTATTTAAAGTTGGATTAATTGGGTCAGGAATTACATTAACGGTATGAACGGGTGAGGTTCCTACACACCCTTTAGAATCTGTAACTACTACTCTATAATCTCTTGTTGATGTAGGTGTTGCGTTTATTGTTGTGGTTGTAACACTGTTTTGCCAAGTAGAGTTAAAAAATTGCCATTGATAAAAATAAGTTGGAAATCCCGATGTTACAGTTGAAGTTATATTATTAGTTCCCGAACCTCCAGCACATATCTGACTTGTGTAAGTGTTTAAGGTGACAGATGGGTTTGTTGCGGTAGTTAACGACACAGTATTTGAATTAACAGATTGATTACAAGTATTTGTAATACTAACATAATAATTTCCTAATGTTGATGTAGAATAAGTCGATGAGTTAGCCCCTGATATTGGATTGTTATTTAAAAACCATTGATAAGTAAAAGGTTGTCTAACTCCTGATGCGGTAACTGAAAAAGTTACTTGTGATGTACAAGTTGTTTCATTAATAGGTTGTGTAGTTATTGTTGGCGGTGAAGAAGTGTAATTAACTGATAATTGAAATGTTCCTCTTGCATTACTATAACCTGTAACCATCACATAATATTCTGTTAAATCTGTTGTTGCAAATGTAACTTCAGAACGAGTACTACAAAAATCATCACTATAGGTTAAACAAGTAAGTGCTCCACAAGTTCCTGTATATACAAATAATTTAGTATCAAAAGAAGTTCCTGTACATAAACTTAATGTTACATTTTGTCCGTTACCAATAACCTTATACCAAACCCCTGGTGCAGTCCAAGTCTCAGAGCCACCGTTATAACAACTTGGTGAATCACCTGTTTGAGTCGCATTTTGAGTACTACCATTGAAAGTTGTATTACAAGAGGTGATAATCGCTCCTGAACATTCATCATTTGAAGGTGGTGGAATTGTACACTGAACACTTCTTGTTCTTATTGTTACTGATTCTCCACATGAGTTATTTGTATGAGTATAAAATCTCACAGTTTCGTTTGAACTTGGTGTATAAACAACTGGTGTTGTCCCGTAAACTAAAACTGTTGTTCCTCCATTATTACTAATAGTTATAAAATCTGTTAACACCGAACTTCTAAATGTATATTGAATTCCTCCTGTTAAACTAACCACTGAGTATTCACCCGCGTAACCACCTGTTGTAATATTTTCTTGAGTTCCTGAACAAGTTGGTGTGTATGTTGATGTCGGCCATTGACCATTTGAAGCGGTTAGACATCCAGGACCTGAAGTTGTAAATGTCCATACCGAACATCCTATAGCATTACCTGCAGAATTCTTTGGGATTATTTGCCAATAATATTGTGTGTTATAACTTAATGTTGATGGAGTATATGTTGTTCCAACTTGGTTAACAACAAAAGGTGGAGACGAATTTGACCCAAAATAAACATCATAACTTGTTGCACCAGATACCGCTCCCCAAGTTAAAGTAGGTCCTATAAATACACCCGTTTGATTATTTGTTGGCGATGTTAAAGTTGCACAAATAGGAACCGCTTGATAAGTTAATATAACTCTACCCGCAGCACCTCCACCACCAGCTCTACCTGTTGTATTATTTTTATACGCACCGCCACCTCCACCACCTGGAGATACACCTGACGAACCTGCTCCACCTGAAGAGTGACCACTACCACCATTACCTCCACCAGCAGGTGCGGTAGCTCCCGCAGTTCCCGTTGCATCAACACCGGCTAAAGTAGTTCCTGCTGATGAGCCCCCTCCTCCCGAAGTTACCCCACCAACTCTACCACTACCACCCCTACTTGATGTTCCTATACACCCTGTTGTAGAACCAACTCCAGCAGTAGTTCCAACTGCACTTTGTCCGCCCTTAGCGACAACACCGTTAGTTGATACTGTAGGGGCAATGTTTGACAATTTACTAACCCAAGTATCATTACCGTTAGATGCGTTACCTTGAACTCCAGCTCTTGCTGCTCCAACACTATAATAAATTGTTTGACCAGGTGTTACAGATATTGTTGTTGTTGAACGAGAACCTCCCGCTCCGCCCGCAAATCCCCCTGTTCCTGATGTTGATTGTCCGGCACCAGCTCCACCACCACCCCAAGCATCAATTTTAATTGAGTATACGTTAGCAGGGACAGTCCAAGTTCCTGATGATGTTCCAACATTTGCTCCTGAGGCGGGCATTGTTTGAGAAAAATTTTTAAGATTACATAAAATAAAAATAGATAAGAATAGGGTCTTAAAAAATGATGATAAAGTAAGAGGTTTCATCTTCTTGTTTTTTTGATACCTCCTAAGAGGTGGTTATTAATAACACGTCATATATTTATAAATATAAAGAAATTATACAATTTTGAAAAAACTATTGTTGTTTAATTAAAGTTTAAATCTTATATTTTTAATAAAAAAAATGAAAGAAATTACAATACTAAAAAAAGTCGAGAACTACTACGTTGTTCAATCTCTTGATGGAGAAACTCATGTTATTGATGAAGAAACTTTAAAAAAGTTAATATCTTATGGTAAAGTTTTTAACCATGAAGATTATATTTATGATTAATGAAAGTAACGGTAAAACATATAAAATCAAAAATAGATAAACGGAATTATAATATAATAGATAAGTTTATTCATTTTTTACAAGAACAATATTCATTAAATAATGATGTTGTTATTAATTTTGTTGGGGAAAGAATTGGTAAAATGACCACCGGGTCAAGAAGAAAAGACAGTAATATTTTTGTATTAACTAAAAAAAGAATTATTAGAGATATATTAAGAACATTGGCTCATGAATGGGTTCACGAATATCAAATGAATGTATTAAATAGAGAAAGAGGTCCTGATATTGGTGGTGAAAATGAAGACATGGCGAACGCCGAGGCGGGTGCATTGATGAAAAAATTTGAAAAAAGAAATCCTGATATTGAAGAAAAGATGTATGAATAACATACATCTTTCTTTATTTCTTTCTTAGTCAACAGATACTATTTCTAAATCAAATATTAGTTTTTTACCAGCCAATGGATGATTTGCATCAACAACAACACTATCTTCTTTTATTTCAGTCACTCTAACTACAATAGGTCCTTGAGGACCGTGTCCTTCTAAACTGTCACCAATACTACAATTTTCAGGAACTTGGTCTTTAGGAATTTCAGCCGTCATATCTGAAATATGGTGACCATAAGCGTCCCCTGGTTCAATCTCAATAGTTTTTTTTTCTCCTTCGGACATTTCTAAAAGACCGTTTTCAAATCCTTTAATTAATTGACCTTCACCTAAAACGGCGACCAAAGGTTCTCTACCAGGATTTAAAGATGAATCAAAAATAGTTCCATCTTCTAGTTTTCCTGTGTAATTTACTTTAACAGTACTTTTGTTTGTTACTTTTTTCATAATATTAATTTTTATAATTATAAGTAATAAAATTTAACAATCAAATAATTTTTTATTAAAAATAATTTAATAACTTTGTGGTATAATATTTATAATAACCCAATCTTAATAATCATGTCAAACGAAGAAATTTTAGAAGAAATCTATGGAATGGCTCATAAATTTGGAGTATTTAATGAGTTTATAACTGAAGTAAATAGGTTGTTGAAAACAACAAAAGAAACAATTTATGAAATTGCAAATAAAGTTTATTATGAATTTATAAAAAAAGGTTTAATTATTGAGGTTTGTCCTGTATAATATCCAATCTAGTTAATAGTAGTGGCTTATAATCTTTAAGACCTGTGTATATCCAAGATTCTTCAATTATATAATTGATACCGTCTAATTGTGTTTCTTGGAATAGAGATAAATCAGCAACATATAATACACAATCTATTATATAGTTTTTTTTATTGGTTGAGTAAGTTACGTGATTAATCTTAACTTGAGTTCCTTCTCCGTATAATAATTCAAGTTCTTTTTTATAAAGTTTATCAATTATAAGGGATAACGGTTTTTTCATTTTTATAAATATATGGTAAAAAAATTTAAATATAAATTGTAATATTTATTGGTATGAGATTAATAATCACTGAACAAGATAAAGAAAAAATACTTGATAAGTATAAGGATAATACTGATAATGAACTTTTTAATAAATTAAAAAGAAGATATAGAATAATTCCTAAACAAACTATAGAAACACCTTTCGGACCTCATGAAGTTGATACCTCAATAGTATATGAAGATGGTGATAGAGTTGCGGAAATAAAAAATAGAAAATCTGAACTAATTAATAAAATTTATAATGAAGTTGTAGATGACTTATATTATGGTGAAAATTTAGACCGAGATAAAATAGGGATTATACGAAGAACTATTAAAAGATATTTAGACCAAGCACCTTTTATCGAACCAATTAAATAATATTGACTTAATAAAATTATTTTTATATAATTTTTTAAAAAACAATATGATACTAACAATTATTTTAGCAATTTTAACTATTTCAATCATTACCGCATTGATTATGATGTATTTGTGGTGGAAAAAATATGGGAAAGAATTATTTAAAATGATTCTCAATCAAAACGATATAAATTTAGGAAATCCTTTTGGAGACACTAAAAATATGTTTAAAGAGTTAAATAAAACAATGGGAATAATTAACGAAATTAGTAATAAAAATCACAAAAATGGAAAATGATTTTAGTTGGATTATTAGAATTTTAGCCTCATCCAAAAATTTACAACACATTAAAGTTTCTGAAAAACTTTTTGAAAATTTTAAGAAAAAGTGGTCAGAGTTTATTGAGGATAGTGTTAACGATATTGTCTATACAAGACAATTTAATGAAAAAAAACGTAATATACAAAAAAAATTGGGTTTTTCATAATAAAAACTTAAATTTTTTTAAATTTATATTATATTTATTATTACTATCACTCATCAGGGTGTCAACATATAATAATGGGGAAACTTTTTTTAGTTTCCCTTTTTTATTTTAAAAAAACTTTGTATCTTTGTCGTATGAAAGAGGAAAAATTAAATATCTTTAAAAAAATAGGTCTTTGGTGGAAGTTTGAAGGACAATACTATCATAAGGACTTTATAAATGGAGTGAAAAACTTATGGAAATGGTTTCCAACTATTTGGAAAGATAGGGATTGGGATGATAGTTTTATATTTGATATTTTAACAAAAAAACTAAAAAATCAAGCGGATTATATCGGTAAAAAAGATAGGCATACACGAGCAAAACGAGATGCGGAAGTTATGATGACTTGCGTTAGATTATTGGAAAAAGTAAAAACTGAAGAATACGGAATTGAGCACTTTGATTACGAAAAATCTGATTGGGATTTTGTTCCTTGTGAAGACCATCCGGGTTACTCAACATTAGAGGTTAATAGAATCTCAGAAAACTTTGATGATTACTTCAAAAAATATCCAAGACAATATAAACGAGTTATGAATGGTGAGATTAATAGATTTAATCGTGATATTACCGAATTAACAAATGACAAACATAATATTGCTATGGAGATTGCCCACGAAAATCACGAAAGAGCTAGAAAATTGGTTTTCAAGATGTTAGAACAAAACATTGAAAAATGGTGGGATTGATTTGGTGAATCGAAATAAAATTCGTATCTTTGTATTATGAAAATTACGTTAATAAGTGATACTCACACCAAACATAATGAAATTACCAATGACTTAATTGGGGGTGATTTAATTATACACGCAGGTGACCTTAGTAATATGGGTTATCTTAATGAAATTAGAGACTTTTTTAAGTGGTTTAAGAAATTACCTTATGATGAAAAAGTCTTTATTTGTGGTAATCACGATTTTGGATTTCAAGATTATCCTGTTGAGATTGAAATGATGTTAAATGAACACCCTGAAATTGATTATTTACAAGATAATATGTATGTTATCGGAGATGATTATCAAAGTGGTATTAAAATTTGGGGTAGTCCTTGGCAACCAAGATTTTATGATTGGGCGTTTAATGCTGACAGAGGTGATGATATAAAACAACATTGGGATAAAATACCAAACGATATTGATATATTGGTAACTCACGGACCTGCCTTTGGTCATTTAGATAAAATATTAGGTCAAAGTAATTCTTTAGGTTGTGAGGAATTAACCAAAGCAATTGAGAGAATTAAACCTAAAATTCATATCTGTGGTCATATTCATAGTGGGTATGGTTACAAGTTTGATGGAACAACTCATTATTTTAATGCGGCGGTTTTAGGTGAAAGATACACATATCAAAATAAACCATTTCATTTTGATTGGAATCCTGAAACAAATGAAGTAACCTTCATATAAATAAAAAACCCCTCAACGAGGGGTTTTTTATTAACTATTTAACGATTGATAAAAATGTTTAAAGTGTTTAATTCTGTCGGCAAGACCTAATGTACCTCCATTAACTCTTTTAGTTACCGCAGTTACGGTTGCATCATCCGCCCCCTTATCACAAATTTCCCATAACTTATTATTGTTAAAGAAAAATGCGGCTGAAGCCAAAGGATATTTTGTTGAGACCAAATCAGGATTTACAACACAATCTTCTCCGATAAATTTAGTAAAGTTAGTGTAGTTACTTTTTCCGGTTAACTGAATATAACCTCTACCTCTAAATTTATACCCTTCTTTAGTTGTTTCATCACCATTCCCCATTCTACTACCATAAACTCTTGACGCAATTTTTTCAGGATTTTTTGCATAAGATTCCGCCAAGTTACCGGGAAAATACTTTGGGAAGACTTTCATAAGTCCGTCCTTAGAATAGTTTAGGTTTTCATTAACGGCCTTAAAATTACCCGATTCGTGGGCACATTGAGCCAAAAAATGAGCCAATCTTAAATTAGATGTAATGTTAAATTTTGACGCCGTATCAGGGATTTGAGATAATACATTGTCAGGTACATGACCTTTTAATTTTTCTACGTTTATCATATTTTAAAAGTTTTTATTATAATAAATATGTCAAAAATGTAAATGGTTTTTTAAAAATAAAACTATTTATTAAGTATGAATTATAAATTTAAAACTTATTTACTCCCTTCAATTATTATCATGTCTGTTTTTTTTATTCTTAAAACAATGATAATAATTGGTTATATTGAATCAACTCAAATTACTAAAGTTGTTGAATATCTTTGTATAATACTATTTATACCATTATTTTATTTTTTGATGAAATCACAAAACGATGAATTAAAAAGTAATTTATTAAAGAAAATAAAAGATGATGAGGGGTTTATTGATGCTGCTGCGATTATTTCAGTAGCGGATAAAAATGGTAAAATTACATACGTTAATAAAAAATTTGAGGATGTGTCCGGATGGTCTTTGGATGAAGTAATTGGTAAAGACCATAATATTGTTAACTCAGGACGACAACCTAATGGTTATTGGGGTAAAATGTATCAGACGGTAATGAAAGGTGAGATATGGAATGATGTTGTTACCAATAAATCAAAATCTGGTGAATTATATTACGTTGACACATATATTAAAGCGAAATTCGATAATAATGGTAAATTAGAAGGTTTTTCATCAATTAGACAAGATGTTACAGAGCTTAAGAAAAAAGAGACGGAAATCCGTAATAGAATGAATGCGATTAATAAATCTAACGCGGTTATTGAGTTTGATTTAGAAGGAAACATTATTTTCGCAAATAATTTATTTATAGAAACTATGGGATATTCTCAACAAGATGAACTATTTGGGAAACATCACAGAATTTTTATAGATGATGAATATGCAAAAAGTGAAGATTACTCTCTTTTTTGGAAAAAATTAAATGAGGGTATATTGTTTTCTGGAGAAATTGTTAGAATCAAAAAAGACGGGTCTTTGGTACATTTACAAGCCACGTATAACCCTATTATTGGTGTGGATGGTAAAATTTATCGTATTATGAAAATCGCAACTGATGTAACTAATTCTTATGAACAAAAGAAAGAGATTGAGAAGAAAAACACTTACCTAGAACATGCTGCTAAAATATTGAGACATGATATGCACTCAGGAATTAATACTTATATGCCAAGAGGACTTAGTTCATTAGAACGTAGATTAAAACCTGAAGATATTGAGTTGTTAAAGATTGAATCACCTCTTAAAATGATTAAAGAAGGTCTTAAACACTCACAAAAAGTTTATAAAGGTGTTTATGAGTTCACCAATCTTGTAAAGAAAGATGTTGTATTAAACAAATCTGAATGTAATGTAAAGAATATCCTTAATGATTATTTATCATCGACCGCCTATATAAGTCAAGTCATATTAGAAGATAATTTACCAACGATTGAAATTAATGAAGCGTTGTTTTGTACTGCGGTTGATAACCTAATAAGAAATGGTTTAAAGTATAATGACTCTGAAACAAAGTTTGTTAAGATATATTATGAAGGAGATTTAATTTTAATACAAGATAATGGTAGAGGAATTACTCAAGAAGATTTTAATTATCTGTCTAAACCGTATACAAGAAAAGAAGGTCAAAAAGAATCAGGAACAGGGTTGGGATTAAATATTTGTGTTGCAATTTTAGAAGAACACGGATTTACAATTACGTGCGAGAAAAACGAAATTGGGACTAAAATGAAAATAAAAATAAAATAAAAAAAAAGAAAAAAAATGATTGATTCAATTTTATTAGTTGATGACGAGGATTTATTCCATTTGGTTTTTGAGGATAGTTGTTCCTTATTAGACATTACATTGTCATTAAAAAGTTTAAATAGTTCTGATGAGGCGGCTAGGTTATTCGCCGATTGGCAAAAGAACTCAAGTGGTAGACCCGAATGTGTATTCGTTGACCTTAATATTATAGGTTCATCCTTTGATGGTATTGAACTTATTCGTAAGATTAATTTTGAATACGGTAATAACGTAGTTATAGGTATTATATCTTCGAGTAACGAATCGGAAGAACAGGCAAAGGCTATTCAAGCGGGAGCTCAATTTTGGATAATAAAATCTGATGATATTGAACCTCGTTTAGAAGAGTTTAGAAAAGATTACGAAGGTTATAAAAATAGAACCTCACCTTTTAAGGTTTATAAATAATGATTAAACTTAACAAAGAGACTAAATTACAATTAATAGAGTTATATAATACTAAAAATATAACTTTGGAGGGAAATATTGCCAAAGTTATTGATACCGAAAACGATGAAGATTTTAAAAACTATATTGAATACTGTGTTAATAAAGATAGGGAGACTAGAAAGAGGCGTTTGGATATAACAAAACAGGTTCAATTACAAAACAAAGAATTATCTGACCTTAATTTGGAAAATACAAAAATTATGTCCGAATTACAAGAAACTTTAAAAAATGTTGAGACTTCCAAAGAGGAGATTCAAAAACAAAATACTGAACTTGTTGAATGGAAAGAAAAAAATGAAAAAATTAGTTTAGAATTACAAAGTGAAATGGAAAAATCCGAACAAGCAAGACTTGAAGCGGAAAATGCCAAACAACACGCAATAAATGATTTAGATTTACTTCAGAAAAAAACTCAAACAGAACTTATCGGTAAAATTGTTAAAGTTGCTTTATGGGTAATCGTATCAGTCGGTATTGTAACAACATTAATGTATATTATCTCAATTTTTGCAAATAAAGACACTCAAATGATAGGTTCAACATGGTCAAATATGTTTGGTATATTATTAACCAACGCTTTTAGTATCATAGGAACAATAATGGGTGTTAAATACGCTTCAGAAAAGAAAGAAGATTAAGTTTTCTTTCTTGTTCTTTTTATTGTAGGTTTTTTATCTTCAGTCGGGTATTCTTTTTTATATTTCATATCAACTTCATATGGGTTATTACCGTTTTTTTTAGTATCGTATTTCCAAGTTGATACCGTATATTCATCTTCATACACAACTTCCCATTTACGATGATTTTGTTTTTCAATTTTTGGTTTCATTTTACAAATGTAATAATTTTTTTTTATATAAATACAAAAGAATATTTGTCAGGTGTATTTTTAATTTTATGACAAAATGACATAACAAATAATTTGGCATAGAATTTAATATCTCGCGAACGGACTTGATTCCATAATAAAAAAATAATATAATTAAAAAAAACAGTAAACTATGGGAAAAATTATAGGTATTGACCTAGGAACAACAAATTCATGCGTTGCCGTAATGGAAGGTAACGAACCAGTCGTGATTACGAATAACGAAGGAAAAAGAACAACACCATCTATTGTTGGTTTTGTTAGTGAGGGTGAAAGAAAAATTGGAGACCCTGCAAAAAGACAATCGGTAACCAATCCGAATAAAACAATTTACTCAATTAAAAGATTTATGGGCACTAATTTCACAGAGTCTAAAAGTGAGATAGAAAGAGTCCCTTATAAAGTAGTAAAAGGAGATAATAATACTCCAAGAGTTGAAATTGACGATAGAAAATATTCTCCACAGGAAATATCAGCAATGATTTTACAGAAAATGAAAAAAACCGCTGAAGATTATCTTGGAACTGAGGTTACTGAGGCGGTTATTACGGTACCGGCTTACTTTAACGATGCTCAAAGACAGGCAACAAAGGAGGCGGGTGAAATTGCAGGACTAACCGTAAAAAGAATTATCAACGAACCTACCGCAGCCGCCTTAGCCTACGGATTAGATAAGAAAGGTAAAGACCAAAAAATTGTTGTTTTTGATTGTGGTGGAGGAACTCACGATGTATCCGTATTAGAATTAGGTGATGGAGTGTTTGAAGTACTATCAACGGATGGAGATACTCATTTAGGCGGAGATGATTTTGACCAAGCGATTATTGATTGGTTAGTATCGGAATTTAAAACCGAAAATGGGATTGATTTAACTAAAGATTCTATGGCGTTACAAAGATTGAAAGAATCCGCAGAAAAAGCGAAAGTAGAACTATCCTCAACAAGTTCTACCGAGATTAACTTACCTTATATTATGCCGGTTGACGGTATCCCAAAACATTTGGTTAGAACGTTAACAAAATCTAAATTCGAACAATTAGTAGATAAATTAGTCGAAAGAACTATTGAACCTTGTAAATCGGCATTAAAAAATGCGGGATTAAAAACTGAAGAAATTGATGAAATTATTTTAGTTGGTGGAACAACAAGAATTCCCGTAATTCAAGACGCAGTTAAAAAATTCTTCGGTAAAGAACCGTCAAAAGGAGTTAATCCTGATGAAGTAGTTGCGTTAGGAGCCGCTATCCAAGGTGGGGTTTTAGCTGGTGATGTTAAAGATGTTTTATTATTAGACGTTACCCCACTATCATTAGGTATTGAAACAATGGGTGGAGTTTTTACAAAACTTATAGAATCCAATACAACGATTCCAACTAAACGTTCGCAAGTATTCTCAACTGCCTCGGATAATCAACCAAGTGTTGAGATTCATGTATTACAGGGCGAAAGAGCGATGGCGAGAGATAATAAAACTATTGGTAAATTTTTCTTAGACGGAATTCCTCCGGCTATGAGAGGTACACCTCAAATTGAGGTTACATTTGATATTGATGCAAATGGTATTATTAATGTATCCGCTTTAGATAAAGCAACTAACAAACAACAATCAATCAGAATTGAATCATCTTCAGGGTTGTCAAAAGAAGAAATTGAAAGGATGAAGAGGGATGCTGAATTAAATGCCGAAAGTGATAAAAAGGCCAAAGAAGATGTGGAGATTTTAAATATAGCGGATAGTACCGTGTTCAATATCAAAAAATCTATGACAGATTTAGGTGAAAAAATAACTGAAGAACAAAAAAGTGAGATTAATTCTATAATTGATAAATTAACAGAGTCAATTTCTAAAAAAGAAATAGATACCGTAACAACTTTAGTTAATGAATTAAATGAAAAGTTTCATAAGATAAGTGAGGAACTTTATAAAACAGAAGAACCTTCAGATATTAATCATAACGATGTAGAATTTGAAGAAGTTAAGTAAAATTAAAAACCCCTCAGTAGAGGGGTTTTTTGTTAATTAGTGTCCTGTGTATTATCGGTTTTTTTTGTGGTTTTGTCTAAAAACTTTTCTACCACATTACCACCAATACAAACCAAAACAATAACTTTTACCGCATCAACAAGTTCTTCACTTGGTTTAATAGATTCGTGTTGATACGAATTTAGTAACATAGTTACTGCAATAAATAAAAATCCTAAGAAAGCTATAACTCTCTTAATTGAAGTGTCTCCACCTCCGAACATTGATTTGATGAAATTTTTCATAATTATTATTTTTTATAATAAATATTTACTTTTCATCAAAAGTCTTTTATATTAACGACCTTGACCTCTGTATGATTTTGGTTTCTGTTCTTTTGGTCCGTAATGTTTTTTTAATTTACCAACTTTCTTTTTACCGAAAGAAATTTTAGTTGATTTAGTTGTTCCTTTTGACTTAGTTGTTGCCATAATTTATATATTTTTTAATATAAATATATTGAAATAAAAAAGGGGATAGTAGCGAACTTCCCCTTTTTCTGTTATCGTAACGATAACGGTCCTAAAAGTCCTCAGTTAAGAGGATTATTTTTCTTTAATCAACATTAAACATCTCTTTAAATATTCTTTAGCTCTTGGAGTTGGGTCAGAGTGATTCAATACCTTTTCAATATCTTTGACTAATTCTTCACCATGTTCATTTTCTTTATAAAGTTCTATCACTTTATCCATAGCTCTGTGACAATCATTATTTGTCTCATCAAAATAATGTTTATTTCTATAATTTCTTAAATGATTTAACAATTCATAAGATAAGTGTTCACCACCATCAGAAATATTTGGATGTAATCTTAGAGTTCTTAAAATGTCTAAAGTGTCAATCATTCCTTTTATACCCCCACGTCTTTTTTTAACGTTAGATGTATAATCATTGTAATCGTCAGAAGTTCCAACAATTTCATCCAAAGGCATTGTGTTGTCAGTTAAACATCTTGGTTTTTTTTCTTCTTTTTCTTCACCCATTTCTTCCAATAGGTGTTTTCTGATTACTTTACGAATATCAGATTCTTTTATCTTAATTTTTTTCATAATTAAATATTATTATACACATATAAATATATCTATAATAAGAATTAATCAAGATTTTTTTCGTTAATCTGAACGGTCTTTTCGAGCCAAATATCAAATATCATAAAATAAACCCACCAAGTTAGTTTTTGAAACTCAACCCCTGAAGAGTCTTTCCACGACACAAATAATAAGTAAACAATATTAATCATAATTGCTAACCTTATTATCACTAATATAAAAATAAAAAAGTTTTTCATTTTAATGTAATTTAATTTCAAATCTATCTTTCATCTGTTCGATTTTATCATCAGGAACTCCGTGAACATTCTCTCCATTATGTCTATTTTCAACAATGATAGTAAACACTTTATAACCATATTTTTTCGACAGTTCAAAATAATGTGTCATTTCCCACTCCATAGTAAAAGTGTTAGAAACTACAATCTCACGATACCATTGGTCGTTAACCATACTATCTTTCATATAAGTCTCAACTAAATCCTGACAATACTTATGAGCATCTTTTATCTTAGACCCATCGAACTTATATTCACCTGTTTCTTTATCAATAAAATATTTGTCCGCCTCACACACCAAAAAATCTGAATTAACCAATTTTTTAGCGAATGTTGATTTACCACTACCAGGTAATCCACGAACTATGTATAAAACTTTTTCATCCATAATACAATTATAAGGATATTTATTTGGAAAGACAAATATTATGGAATCAACACCAATGAAATTAGTTAAAAATACAAAGGTATCTGATGAGTTAATGTATCATATTGTTAATGAAATACCTTTATCTGAAAATATATTTAGAGTTTACTCCGATAAATTTTTTGACCTTATAAATGAAGTTAGAAACTTATATAATAAAAACTTAATTAGTTTAGGTGAAGATGATATATGGATAATGGAGTCTGATTTAGGTAAAAAAGTGTTACTTGAAAATGGTGAAGAGGTTTGGCTTGACGCTCCAATGTATGAAGAAGATTTAGAAGAAGTTTTAAATGAGGCAAAACATAGAGGTAAAAATGTAAAATTAGGTAGTCCATTTAGAACGCCAGGAGGACCTAAAAAGTTTGCCGTATATGTTAAAACACCAAAAGGAACTGTTAAAAAAGTTACATTTGGAGACCCTAATTTAAGAATTAAAAATGCTAGTAAGGGTAGAGCAAAATCATTTAGGGCAAGACACAAATGCGACCAAAAGAAAGATAGGACTACCGCAGGATATTGGAGTTGTAATGTATCAAGATATCGTAAAAAATTGGGGTTAAAGTCTTCAAGGAGTTGGTAATATGAAAAAAGAAAAATTAATTAATTTTATTAACTATTATTTTAAAGAATTCGGTAATCAACAAATTATCGATGAATACTCTATTGACCACGATATTGATATATATGTTCACGACATTAGAAAAGGTAATGACGGTAAATTTTGGATTTTTATTGATAGTGAACCAATAAGATTAGAACATTCTATTGAAGATGATGACGGCGAGACTGTTTCTTTTAGTGATGTTGTTTGGGAAGAGTTAAAAACTTGTTTATCCCATCTTGGACTTGACATTTGGAATTTTAGATATTTTTTTAATAAGAGAACTCTTATGCCTAATGTACCATTCGACCAAATTAGTATTTCTGAAAATACTAAAGTTAGAGTTTTTAAAGAGTCTGTTGAAAGTGATGAATTGAAATGGCATAGAGATAGAGAAAATAGAATAGTTGAGGTAATTGAAAGTAATAATTGGTTCTTACAAATGGATAACGAATTACCAAAAAAATTACTTAAAGGTAAAAAATATCACATACCTGAAGGCGTTTTCCACAGAGTAATTAAAGGTAAAGGTGACCTAAAAATAAAAGTCACCCTTAAATAACCCCCTATTTATTAAAACGATTAAGAGCGTTTTGAGTAATAAAAACATACTCAGAACCCTTAAATTCTTCAAGTGTATTAGAGTTGGTGTAAGACATCGCCGACCTTAAATAGTCCTCTAAATTCTCAACCCACCCACTTAAAGTGTATTCCACTTTATTTGTTTTACTTATCCCTTCAGATGTTTTTAGTTCTGTTTTACCCCACTTATCTTGAACTTCTTTGGTACTCATACCTCTAAAACCCTTATACAAATATTTCTTTAGTAATGGCATTTCTTCCCAAATTATCTTAGAATATGTTTGATTAATTGGTATTAGATTAAATAACATTGTTGTAGAACAAGATTCTAAAGTTTTATTTAATACTCCACCCAACATAACATAATCAGCACCTAAAGCCAATGCTTTTATAATATCATCATAATTTCTAAAACCACCGTCAGCAATTATTTTTGTTTTATAACCACCATATTCTTTAATTCTGTAACATTCTGAGATTAGAGATGCCATTGGATAATGAACGCCTGTATTTGCCGAAGTTAAACATCCGCTACCACCACCAATACCGACTCTAACATAATCAACTCCAATTTCGCAAAACTTTTCAAATGTGTTAGGGTTTGCAATATTACCAACCATTATCTGATGTTTATCAGATTTTCTAATTTTAGTAAATCTCTCGGATAATTCGTGTAATTTTTTCATATGACCATTTGCAATATCAACCAAAAATCTTGTTGTCTCAGATTCAATACTACCATCTTCATACCAATTAACAACCTCTTCAAAATCTGATAATGATATTGAATTAAATGGTTCACTTCTTTCTGAAAATACGCCTCTCGGTAAACAGACCTCTAATGCTTGGTCTAAAAATAAACTACAATTTTCTTCATCAACAACGGTATCCATTGGTGAAACCATAATTGGTAAATTACCATTTTCATTATAAGGATTAATTTCTTTTCTTGAATTAACCGAACTAATTGCTTCAGGAACTAATGTAATGTCCTTAAAATCAAACTTTTTATTCATAATTAACTAATTGATAATCAATTATAATAAATTTTTTTGTAATAACCAAAATTTAATAAAAAATTCGTATCTTTGTATTATGAAAAGAGGTAGACTATTAATAAGAACAATAATAAGAGATATTGTTAATATTGTTAAAAATAAAAAAACGGGTTTAATTTATCTACCTGAAGATAATGATTTTTATTCTGTTGGCAGATTCCCTGTTCAAGTTGGAGTTGAGGTGACGTTAAAACATAACCTAAATTCAGACAATTTTATTGTTAACGCTTATTATTCTACCGAAGATGATGTAGTTGAGGTATTAGTTATGTTTAACCCAAATACATTAGAAAAAAATATGTATGACTTAATTGGTGAGTTAAATGAAGTTGTTACGCACGAATTACAACACTCAATACAAAACTATAACGGTGAATTGGATGATAGAGATAATGAAGATTTACCACCATTGGAATATTATCTTTTACCTGAAGAACTTGATGCTCAATCAAAAGGTTTTAAAAGATTATCAAAATTAACAAAAACACCTGCCGAGATATTGATTAAAAAATGGTTTGTAAAACATTTAGATATACACAATTTAACTGATGAAGAACAGAAAATTGTAACCGATTCTATATTGGAAAATATGTAATTATTTTCCTTTAAATCTTCTAACTACCTTAGTTATTAATTCTTTTAATACGATACCTGATACAGTTAATACTCCAAATCCTGTTAATCTTGTTACCAATTCTTTTATATCTTTGGAATCTGCACCAGTTTTTGCCATATCATATAACATAGGTAGTAATGGTAAAATAAATGTGTAACTTAGAATGTTAGTTACTTTGTGTAATGTAATACCTAAACTACCAATAAACTCGACAAATACTTTTTTAAGTTCTCTACTTTTTCTTAGATATTTTTTAAAAGACTCAGTTAATCCTTTTTCTTTTATTATTGTGGTAATTTTATTTACCAAAGATTTGTTATCAATATAATAAGAGGCAATAATCCCTGTTAATATTAAACTAATATCTAAATCTGAAAATTCTGGGTTTTGATTAGCAATAAAGTCATTTAAAGGACCTACAAATCCCCCAATACTTGCTCCCCAAGTGAGTAAAAATTCTAAATTTAAACCTATTTGAGATGATGATTTACTTATAATATCTTTAACTAAATCATAGTTTCTTTTGATAACCTCAGAGAAATTACCTCCACCACCACCTTCATTTATAAGTCTTCTTTTTTGACTTTCAGTTATAATAATTGTAATTGCCATACGATATATAAATACTTTGAATATATTTATTATTAAAAATAAATTTATGGAAAGAAATCCGAGTTTAAAAGAAGGAGATAGAGTTGTCCTAATACATATGGATGGTGAATCACTACCTCCATTCACAAGAGGAGTTGTTGGAGATAATGGTCAAAGAGTTCAAGGAATTGTACAATATAAAATGGAATGGGAAGATGTTGAAAGCGGTAGAAACTATTCTTTAATAAGTAATGTGGATAAATGGGTATTAGAATCCGATTTTGAAGAAGACCTTAGAAATAGAAGAAAAAAAAGATTAGGAGAAACTTCCTATAAACGTAATATTTATAGAAAAACAAAATTATGAACGCATACTTTTTTAAAATGACAAATGAGGAAAGAAAAAACATCCTAGACCAACATAAAGACCTTTATGATGGTTATGTAACAAGATATAATCAATCAAATGAACAACCTTTATATGTTCAAGACTTTGCAAATGATAAAGCGGGAATCACCGTTAATAATAAAGGTGAGGTTGGTGAATATCGTAATATGAGAATAAATGAAGATGCTCATATTAGTTCCGAATTAACTCCATCTCAAAATATCGAGACTAGTGTCCCATTAGAAGATGATGAATTCACAGGACTTGACACCATAGGAGACGGCGATTATGATTTAGAACACGGAACATTTGGTCATGAAGACAAATCTACTGAGTTTGAATTAAAATTAGATGATTTAGAAAATTTAGATGAAGAAGAAATTTCATCTTTAACAGAGAGTGTAAATAAAAGTTTAGATATGTTTAAACGTTTTAAAAACTATTAATTTAGTTTATTAAAAAGTTATTTAATATTTTAAATTATGGAAGTTAAAGAATTAGTATCTTTTTATGTTGATGAAACTTCAAATATATTGGAGGTAACATTTAGAACAATTGATGATAGTGAAGATGAAATAAGACAAGACACTATTGAAATTGAAAATTTGGAAGAATTTGAAACAGGGTTTTTATTTGAAAAAGTAAGAATAAATGAAGACCTTGATGATGAATTTGATTACGATATGTATGATGATTTAGATAATGGGATAGGATTTGATGAAGTAATTTCATTTTTAAATGAGTATTATTTAGTTTATCCTAATAGATTACCAAAACCAGAGTTATTTTAATATGGAAAGTGATATTAACTATTTAATAAATTTAATGAAAAAATATACGACAACCGAAAGTAAAGGTGAGGTTGGTGAACAAGATGCTCCTGCGGGAGGTGGAGGAGCGGCAGCTGGAGGTGGAGGAACTGCAGCAGAATATCCTACAGTAACAAAATGGGAAAGCGGGGTTACAAGAGGCCCCGCAAATCAAATAGGTTTGACAAAATGGAGAGATACTGTAAAAATAAATCGAGGAAAGGCGAATACTTTACTATAACTAGAATATTTATAAAATAAAAATAAAAATAAAATGGGAAAATATAGTTTAAACGAAGGAAATGATGAGTTAATAAGAAGTATATTATTAATGAATTATGATACAAAAAAAACATTATCTGAAAATGAACAGAAATTAAAAAATAAAAAATCAATCAATGAAATTGCACCACTTGTAATTCCGGCGATAACCATAGCAGCACCTTGGCTTTGGGCAGGTGGAGCGGCAGTAGTTGCTGGTGTTGGTGCTTGGATAAATGGTGTTTGGGGTGGGGGAGACTCATTTGCAAAAACTAAGTCGTTTTTTGAAGGGTGTAATACTGAAATTTATAAAAATTTAAAACCAACATTAGGTAAACAAGAACATAGAGTAGCGGCAGAACAAATTTATAACGCTATTGAAGGTGTTGGTACTGATAGACCATCAATAAAATCTGCATTAGTCGGTATGTCAACAGTTTCTGACTTGTGTGCGATGTATAAGTATTACCAACAAACTTTTGGAGATTTATTTGATGATTTAGATTCTGATATAGACGGAGAAGATTTCAAAAAATATGTTTGGACAGGAATTGCTCCCCAAATAGAAGATGCTAAAGAAGACTTAGAAAAGGCAAAATCTGAAGAAACAAATCCTGAGACTAATACCGCCAAAACCGAAAATAATATTGTTAAAAACAAATGCCCTATTGGTAATGGAACAAGAAAAGAAGTTATTGATTTCCAAACTTATGTTGTTAATACAATTAAAGATACCACAATCTTAGGAAGATATGGAGCAAATGAAGACGGAATTGATGGAGTTTGTGGTCCTAACACAAGAAGAGCTTGGGAAAAATATAAATCTGATTATGAAAATAATTCCAAAGCCCCTGCGGCTGACGAAGATGAAGACTCAATTGTTGATGATAATATGAGTGATATTGACAATTAATTATTAAAAATTAAATAAAATGAAATTAAACGAGCAAGTTTCTACCCAAACAGATATAGATTTATTAAAACAGGCGGTTAGTAATAAATGTATGCCAACATGGTTAACTGATGGAAAAATTGGTAAAACCAAAAGTGGTAAAACAGTTTGGTATGGTAAGAGTAGTAAAGGAAGTACTGTAATATTTTTCCCTCCTAAAGATGGTGTTTTAACTGCCAAAAATTTAAAAACAAAAAAAATATCAACTAAAAAATGTGTTTTACCATCAGTAGACTCAACCGCAAATCCGGCGGAAACTCAACAAAAATTAACCGACTATCAACAAAAAAGTTTAGATAATTTAATTAAAAATAGTAAAACATCTACAGGAGAACCTTTATATCAAATGGAAAAACCAACATTAGATATAATAAATAATTTTGAAGAGGTTAAAGTTAACACATTACCTGGTTTTGAAAAGGATAATATTCCTGAGAATATTGTTGTTTGGAAAAGAAAAGATGTTGTTAACGCTCAATCAATAGAGTCTGCGGATACCAATGAAATTATTAGAAAATTAAATCGTTATGTAAAACAAAAAAATTATAATGATAGAGCTTTTTGTGCTAACTTTATAGGTGATTATAATGAACTAAGAAAATTAAATACTAAAGTAACTGAAAAGGAACTTTTTAGTTGGAAAGATGGTATTAAAGCTTGTAATAGTAGATTTAAATTTTATTTCACGATGGGAATGACTAAAAATCAGTTAGAGAAAATTTCTAATGATAAGGGTTCTTTTGGAATACCTGATTTATTAGGTAATAAATCTGACGATGAAAATTCAGACGAAACAAATACTGAAAATTCAACAAGAAAAGCAATGACCGAGTCCCAACAATTATTAAAAAATATTGTAAAAGAAAATTTAGAAAAAACCGCTATTAGCAAAAGAAAAAAAATAATTTCAGAAGAAAAAATTATAAATCAAAGATTTATGGTTATTGCTGAAAACGCTAAATTCAATACTAAAAAACAAAAAGAACAATTTTTCAAAAATTTATTATCAGAAATTAATGATTTAAATAATCAAAATTATAGTAAAGAATTAATCAATGAAGGTTTTTGGGATATGTTAAAAAGTATTTTTGGATATGGGGCGGACTCAATTATACCATCATTTAAAGAATTTTTAGTAAAATTAATAGTTAAAAAATTAACCCCTATTGACCCTGATGGATGGTTTGGACAATTTATCAGTACTTCTATTGGTAATCTTAACATATCAGACATTAGTAAATTAACGGATTGTAAATTTTTGTCTAAGTTTTTAACTAAGAGTGTTGTAGAAACTGTTTTAGCCAAAATGCAACCTAAAGTCGAAAACGCTGATGCCATTATTACTATAATTAGAAATGGTGTGATGGACGCTATTGATGATACGCAGTTGGCTCAAAATATTGAGAACGGAATTGCTAGTTTTATTTGTCCGTCACTTAAAAACGTTAATACCAAAATGTCAAATTTAGTTGATAAAACAAAAGAAACTTTAATGAGCGGAACACAAAGCGCTCTACAACCTATCCAATCAAAAACATAAATATAGATTGGAATAAACCGTTAAAAAGAAAGGGGGGGTTTAAATCTACTAAAAGGGTGTCGAGAGACACCTTTTTGGTTTTTATAATATATCTATAAAATTATATATTTAAACCCCAAACAGACCTAGTGCCTTTAGTTTTTAACTCAATATAGTCAGTAATTTTAAAATCTGTCAATTCATTAAGACATTTTTTGTTATAAACGTCTATCATAGATTTAATACATGGTGAACCATGTTTAATAAAAGGATGGAAATCAAGATATCTTTTTTTGGATATTAACATACAGTAAGGATGTATGTACTCATAAATAAACGAATTTTTATCTCTATCAGGTTTTTGATTAAATTCATGTCCAGTACTATCCATAATAATTTTTTTACCCACAGAATACCCCTTAAAAACTTTAAACATTTCGTAAACTAACGGTTTTTTTAAAGTAACATCACTATCAATAATCAATAAATAATTAAATTGTGATGTTCTAATCCCATAATCCATACCAGGTCCATGATGAATATTATAACCAAATCTTTTTACGTTAAAATTAGTATCACTTTCTTCCAAATCTTTAAAATAAATTTCCCCATTATCACTACCATCTATAACAGTATATTTTGTATTAGGATAAAATTCTCTAACGGTGGAGTATTGTTTATAAATTAACTCCGGTGTTTTATAATGAACGGTTAAAATTTCAAAATCTTCCATTAGTTGTGTACAAATAATACTTTATCAATTTTATAAATTGATGGTCTAGTTTTTAAAATTTCTTCAAAATAAAACCAATCGGCGGCAAATTCAGTAGAATTAAAACCAATATTTTTTGCAACTTTTGTTTTAATTACCGCAGAACCAATATCAATCCATCCTCTATTTAGTTTCGCATCTAAAAAACCATAATCCGTTTTATTATTGTTATTGATTGTTTTATGAGAATGTACACAATTAAAATAAATAAAATCTTCATTTCTTGAAAGAACTTCATTTACCATATTTGGGGTATAATAATTATCCCCATTAGTTATTAAAACATATTCGTTATTTACCAAATTCTCTAATCCCCACCCTCTTAAAATATGACCATATTTTTGAGTTCTATTAGGGTACTCAATAAAAACAATTTTTTCATCTATTAAATAATTATTTTTAGTTAAATCATTTTTTAGCTTTTCATTAAGTCCGTCATGTATTATAAAAAGTCTCCATCTATTATCTGTTTGAGATTTAATAGAATTAATGAAACATTTTAAATTTTCATCTTGACCGTAGGTTACAGTAATAATATCTATCATTATTTTTTTATTTATTATAACAATAATAACATCTATATTATATATATAAATAAAGTATCTTATGAGTAGTAATAAAATTATAAATTCTAAATGTGTTGAATTTGGATATGAATTAATATCAGTATTACCTTATGCTTATAAATTATATAAAGAAGGTAATTTATCAGAAACAATATCGGGGTTTGACACAAAATGCTTGTATTTTTTTAGTCCAAAGCACACAGAAATAAATGAAAAAAGGAGTTGGGATAATGTTTTAAAATTAAAAAATGAAAAATTCCCAAATATTAATATTCATAGAAATGAATTAGATTGGGAATACTTTTCTCCTCCACCGTTAAAAGAATTTTATAAAGATAAAAGTATTAAATTTGAAAAAGAAACTATTGTTATTTTTAATAGGTATAATAACGAATGGGGAGAAAAACCAATTAATTATTTAGATTTAAATACGTTAGATAAATTATTTTCAATGTTGAATGAAAATTACCAAATAGTTTATTTAAACTTAAATCACGATAAAAGATATTTTGACCATTTTGAACCTTTAGAATTTAATGACTTTAAAATTATAGAAAAATACCCTTCAATATTAACTTTTAATAAGTTACAGTCATTATATCCCGACTTAACAATTAACGAAATACAATTAAAAATATTTGCTAATTGCGAAAAATACATCTCATCTAATGGCGGACAATTAATATTGTCGGCATATTTTGGAGGGGAAAATATTATTTTTTCAAAAAAATGTAATGAGTTAAATCCTGAAGTTAATTCATTTTTTAAATGGTATCACAAATTTAATGATGGAATATTTCACCATGTTGATAATTATGATAATTTAACTGAATTAGTTAAACAGAAATGGGTGGATAAAAAACCATTGATTAATATTTTAGTTAGAACATCTGAAAGACCTTTATTTTTTAAAGATTGTATTAAGTCAATTGAAGGTCAAACTTATAAAAATATTAACATAATAGCATCTACAGACACTAAAAATACTAAAGATTATGTATTAAAAGAAAGATGTAGACAAATAGAGTGTGATTATATCAATTTAAAGGAGTATGAAAAACCAAGCGATATAGGTCAGGATTATGGTGTGTTTTTTAAACCAAATCTTTACATGAATGATTTACAAAACGAAGTAAAAAAAGGATATATTATGTATTTGGATGATGACGATGTATTTGAAGATACTAAAAGTCTAATGAACATTGTTAATCAAATAAAAACCGAAAAAGATTTGCTTTTTTGGAAAGTAAAATTTAATCATACAGTAATACCTTCAGATAAATTTTTTGGTAAAGAACCTGTATTTAGTCAAGTTGATACTATGGGGTTTATGTTTCCTAATGGTTATAAACAAAATTGGGAGCCGTTTACAAATGGGGATTATAGAATTTCAAAAAAATTATATAATACAGTTCCAAATAAAATATATATTAATGAAATATTAACCAAAACTTATAGAAACGTTAAAAAAGGAAGAGGTTTACGGGACGATAAGACTTTAAAAAATATATCGATAATAATACCGACTTATAACAACGTAGAATTTTTACCTGATTGTTTTAATTCAATATTAAAATCTATTAAAGATTTAGATTGTGAAGTATTAATTGGAATTGATTCTTGTAAAAAAACAATGGATTATATTAAAAAAAATAAATTTGATAGACGATTTAAATTTTACTTTTTTGAAAAAAACTTAGGGCCTTATGTTATAAAAAACACTTTAGTATCAATCGCGTCATCAAGTAAAATATTATTTTTTGATTCGGATGATGTTATGTTAGAACATATGATACCTGAAATTATAGATAGTTTAGATAATTTTAAAATGTATAAACCAATGTATTTTGATTTTAAAAACGAAAATGAAATCAAAAATATTAATACTAATATTAAGACAAACAAATTAGGTGAAGGTGTTTTTGCAATTAATAAAGAAATTTTTTTAGATTTTAATGGTTTTGAAGGGTGGAGATGCGCGGCGGATTCCGATTTTATGGCCAGATTTTACAAAAAAAATATTAAATTTTATGTTGGTAAAACAATTTCTTTCTTGAGGAGAATTCATCCCAATAGTCTAACAGTCCACCCAGAAACAAACTTATCTTCAAAATTAAGAGCTTATTATTATGGTTTAAGTAAAAAAAACAGAACCAAACATTCTTGTGATATGTTTATCACATCTCCATATATTGAAACGGATATTAATGAATTAAACAATAAAAATAATGAGTTTGAGGAGTATCGTAATAAATCCAGAAATTTAGTTAACAACATTGTTGGTAATACCCACACAAGAACGGAGATTAATTATGACAAAATAAATGAAGTAATTTCAAAAAAAGGGGTTTATGATGTTAAGTCGTCAATCAAACCTATTAGAGAAAATACTCCTAAAAATAGGAACGAATTAATTGAAAAGAAAAAAGGAATTAATTCTGAATTATTAAAAATAATACTACCAGACAAACCTGAAAGAAGAAAAAATTTACCTAATATACAGTCAAATAAAAAAAAATTTTAAATAAACAAAAATTTTAACATATTTTTTATATATATTTTTTTTGGTTATTATAATTAAATATGTATCTTTGTAGTATGAAAACATTAATCAAAACCGCAATAGTGGCTTCTGTACTACTAACATCTTGCGTAAACAAGAATACAGAAAAATCTCAAATTGAACTCGCTAATCAAGAAACAAGTGTTCACGTTTGTAATCATTATGAACACCCTATTAATAATAATGGTCAGAAATATTATGACCCAAATAAAACTATCATAATCAGAGGATTAGGTTATGTTAGTCAATCTGACTTAGAATACGCGTCAAAAGTTATAAATGAGTTTTATGGTTATAAATGTGTTATTTCAGAAAATTTAGAAATATCTAACGAACTATATCTTAATGGTAATCAGTCTGTTATTGAAAGTCATGAGGTTATGGTTAAATATAATAACCTTAACACAAGAACTATATTTTTAACCAATAAAAACTTATATCGAGGAACATTAGAACTTAGGGGTTATACAACCACTTACGGTAAGGCGGTTGTTGTTAAAAGTGATAAATCTTATATGAAAGAGACTTTAATACATGAACTTGGACATACTTTAGGTTTACATCACTGTAATAACTTAACTTGTATCATGGCTATTTATAATGACCAATACGATAGTGGTGATTTTTGTAATAAATGTAAAAACTTTTTAAATAAATAATATGGCATACGTATCAGTTGATGTAGAAGTAGATGTTGATGCAGGTGAATACTTATCATCTTGTAGTCCAAAAGAAATAAAACAATTAATTAAGTATCTTAAAGAAGACGGTCATTTAGCAAATATTATAGATATTTTTCCTGGTCAACACCTATCTTTCTTTGATGAAGAATGGTTTAAAATGTTGGATAAAATGTCCAAAATCAGACAACAAATGGATTCTACTGATATTCAGACAATTAAAGATATTTTGAACAAATATTAAAATAAATTTGGCGGATTAATAAAAACTTCATACCTTTGTATTATGAAAACAAATAAATATAAAACAGCGTTACTTACGGGAGCAATGGTATTACTATCTTCTGTTAGTGTTTCAGCAACCCCTGACAATCAACCCGAACCCCCTAAAAAAGGAACAAAATTACAAGCAATTGTAATCAATGGAGATACCTTACCTGTGGTTAATTTAAGTATGGTAACTATCCAAACTGATATGGTTTTTGCCACAAGAAGACAAAGAGAACAATGGGATGTGGTTAAATTCAATGTAAGAAAAGTGTACCCATACGCAATATTAGCATCGGCAAAACTAAAAGAATATGAGGTTGCGTTAAGTAAAATACAAGACGAAGATGACCGTGATGACTATATGAAATACGCCGAAGACCAATTACAAAAACAATTCGGAGAAGAATTAAAAAAATTGTCGATGAAACAAGGTAAAATATTAATCAAATTGATTGATAGACAGACTGGTAATACGTCTTATGAACTTGTTAAAAAACTTAGAGGTAGATTCTCAGCCTTTATGTGGCAAGGTGTGGCAAGACTTTTTGGGTCAAACTTAAAATCTGAGTATGATGCGAATGGTGATGATAAATTAATAGAACTTGCCATAAGACAAATCGAATCAGGAAATTAATTTGGTGGATTAAAAAACATTTTGTATCTTTGTATTATGAAAATAACATTAAACATACCCGATGGAGTTTTAGATAGACTTAAAGAATTAGGAATTACTGACGAAACTACACAAGAAGAAATGGTAATTGATTTTATTAATGACACTTTAGACTCTCATTACTTCAATGGAATATCCGATAAATTTAAAAAATGGACATTAAAAAAGGATAATATTGAACATTATTTAGAAAAGTAAAAATAAATTTGGCAGATTAGAAAACAATTAGTATCTTTGTATTATAAATAAAAACAATAACAATAACAATATGACCACACTAAATAAAATCACAAGAATTACAGAGTTAAAGAAAGAAATGAAAACCCTTAAAAAGGGACTCAAAGAAGAAATGATTGATTTTGTAATTAAAAGTTTCAAGAATAAAGGATTTACTGTTGACCCAAGAAAAGGATATGAGGAAAGAAGTTTATATAATCCAACATTAAAAGTTTCTGTTCGGATTGTAGGTCTTAACGAAGTATCAGTTTCAATTAGTGCTCATTTAATGAAAAATGATGGTATGAATTGGGACGATAGACAAAAAATCCATAGTGAAGTTAATTGGAACTTTACCAAAAAAACTTTTGATAAGTATTACGATACAACTTTCAAATCAAAAGTTGAGAGAATTAAAGAATTTATCTAAAAATAAATTTGGCAGATTAGAAAACAATTAGTATCTTTGTATTATAAATAAAAACAATAACAATATGACAAAATTAACACAAGAAATCATCGAAAAAATTGAAGACACGACATTAAGAATCCAAGCGTCTCATAGAGGTGGTGGAGTTGAGATAAGTTTATCAGAATGGGGTTACCCTGGTGAAAAAATGACCGCCTATCAAAACTATTTAGGTGGAGGAATGTTAGGTAGAATTGGAAATGATTGTACGATTCGTAATTGGAGTGGTGATGATACATTAGTAGAAATTGCGGATAACTTAGCAAGATACTTCCACAACATTACAAATCATGAGGACGATGAGTGGGAAAGTGCAACATTTGAACAGAATCAAAATAGACCAACAAGAGCATATTAATATGAAAAATAAAACATTGACATTCGAGGATTTAGAGTTTAAATCTCACGGAAATATTGGTGGAGCAACTCACGCAAAAATGATTTTTGAAAATGGTCATAAGATTTCAGTAGTAGGTGGTGGAATGGGGTTGTACGGTGATGGGGTAAATACTTTTGAAATATGGAGAAGTTGTGACGAAGACATTAAAGGTCATCTAACCAAAGAAGAGGTTACAGAACAAATGATTGAGTTACAGGGTTTACTTTCGGGACATAATCATAGTGATTTAGGTTATCAAGGATAATAAAAAAGGTTGATTGGGGAAAACTGCTCATGCGGGAGAGGGGACTGAATGAAGTCAAAGTAATGCCAATCGTAAAAGTAGATGTCCACTCACCCATCTTCTACTTTCCTAATTTTGTTCCGATGTCCGATTGGTTAGGAGAAGGTCTGCAAAACCTTTTAAGTAAGTTCGATTCTTACTCGGAACTCAAAAAATAAAAACATGTTAAAACTTTTTTTCAATGCAGAAAATAATTTCACTTTTAATTTTTTTAAAAAAAATGTTGAGCATATAGAGGTGGATATTACTAAATGTGACTATATTATTAATGGAGTTATTCCTACAGGGATGATAGATATTGATAGGATAAATAATTTATTAGGATTAAATAATATTGATAATAAAAAATACGTTACATTTTTAATATCGGATTGTGAATCTGAATTAAAACTAAAAAAAAACACGATATTGTTCAGAACATCAACAAATAAAAAAAATAAAAAAAATAATGAATTTGTATTACCTCATATAATTGAAGAAGATTTAAAGTTTAAATTTGAACCCCTTTTAAAAGAAAAAAAACCAAATATTGGATTTTGTGGTTATTTTTGCGGTGATTTCACTAAAAGAAAAATTACATGCGAAGAATTTAAAAACTCAGATTCAATAAATACTAATTTTATTATTAGAGATAAATTTTGGGGAGGTAAACCCGGTGATAAAACTTTGATTGATGAATTTAAAAAAAATATAAACGATTCTCATTTTACGATTTGTAATCGAGGGGTTGGAAATTTCTCAATGAGATTTTATGAGGTTTTGTCAATGGGTAGAATTCCGATTTTAATTAACGATAATACGTGTTTGCCTTTTGAAGACGAAATAAATTGGAATGAATATATTTTTATTGAGGATAATCCAAAAAAATTATTAGATTCGGTTTTAAATTTTTGGGAAAATTCTTCTCAGGAAGATGTGATTAAACGACAAAAAAAATGCTATGATTTATATTTAAATTATTTTTCATCAAATTCTTACGGAAAAAAAATTAATGAAATTTTAATTACTCAAAAAAATTTGGCAGATTAAAAAACATTTTGTATCTTTGTATTATGAAAAAAACAACAACAACCAAAAATTCACCTGTTAAGGTGTTACACGAAACTAAATTAGTAGATAAAGATAGAGCAAGACACACAAGAATATTTGAATTTAATGAAAAGAAATTCAAGTTAATTTATGACCTTAGAAATGGTTTAAGTGATGTAAGTGTATATGTTATGGATTCAAATGGAGAGTTTAAGTTCGCATTAAACAAGTATGACCTTGGATTTGAATTTGGTTTAAGTTATGTTAGTTACCCTGCGGATAAAGAAAAGGACATTCTAAAGGCAGTTAAATTAGTTGATGAAGTTGTAATTAAAATTTATAGTTAAAATGAGAAAAGAGTTTAATCAATTGGTGGAAAAAATGAACCGTTACGACTTATATCAAAAATGTGATGAAGTTGGTATGGCTTTAACAGAATTAGAACAAAAGATTGCAGAAGTTGAAAAGCGTTTAAAGATTGTTGATAAAACGGCAAGGGAAATTGAGCTTGCAATTAGCAAATATACTGAAAGTGTTGATGGTAACGAGGCATTTAAAATGAGTGTTGATAACCACGATGTTATTTTAAGGGGTAGTCACGATATAATGATAGCGACCGATTTGGGAGATGATGAACCAATAAAGAATGATTGGTATGGTATGTTTAATAAAGAAAAAAAAGAAAAAAGTGATGAAAATTTTATTCCTTTAAAGGATGAGATTGATAGGTATAAGGTGGTTGAAGAAATAATATCTAAACTAAAAATGATTGATGTTGATGGTGAAACAATGGAATACATTTTAAATAAGGTGGGGATGAGCGAGCAAATGCACTCCCAATTATCAAAAAAATTCACTTTATATGATATATAAAAATGTTTGACTAAGTGGTAATTAAAATTTATAATTAAAATGAAAAAAATATTATTAACATTAACGATTATAGGAGCATCAATAGTATTTTTGGTTTATCCATCAAAAAAATTAAATAAAAAAGAGATGGTCGAACAAATGGATAGTTCAGAAGTAGTAAAATCAAGTGCCGAAATTCAAATGTACTATTTCATTAAAAAATATTCAAAAGAATATAATATACCTGAAGAATACGCATTTTCATTAGCTTACCAAGAAACAAGATATAACGGAATTGATGATACCTTATATAGACCAAATAGAGTTTCAAGTGCGGGTGCTTTAGGTCCCATGCAAATAATGCCGGCAACTGCAAAATATATTTACGGTAAAAAAATACCTAAAAACGAATTAAAAAATAATATCGGTTTAAATGTAGAGATTTCAATGAAATTATTAAGACATTTACATGAAAAATATAACGATTGGGGTTTAGTCTTTGGAGCGTATAATACTGGAAAACCTTGTGTTAATAGATACGCTAAAGCAATATTAAAATCTAAAGAAAATAAAGATTGTTGAATAACGCTCCCATAGTCTATCGGTTAGGACACATCCCTTTCACGGATGAGAGACGAGTTCGATTCCTAGTGGGACTACAAAAAAAATATTAAAAATGGAAAACGGAGAATGGAATTCAGATGAATATCAAGGTAGAAGAAAAGACCAGGTTGAGTATGCAAATAAAATTGGTACAATCTGTGTATTATTATCATTATTAATTATATTATTAATCTTTATATTAAACTAAAAAACATGAACACAAAAACAATTGTATTAAAAGGATTATTTTTCCTACTATCAATTATTGTATTATCCACATTAATTGGTTTATCAACTTACTTTACCGTACCCACAAAATACGGATTTGTCGAGTATTTTAAAAACTACTACAAATTCTTTTTTGAATTTTTAGGAATGTTACTATTATTCGGAGGAGTAACATTAGTAACAATGTCATTATTAATTAAATTATATAACAAATTATTCAAATGAAAGAGAGAATATACCTTGACGATGTAAGAACTCCAATCGATAAAGATTGGATTATCGCAAGAAACTATGACGAATTTGTTCGTATAGTAAAAACATATGGTTTAGAAAATATTAAAACAATTTCATTAGACCACGATTTAGGTGATACCGCAATGAAAGAATGGCATAAGAATGTGTATCATAATTATACTTTAAATTATGACAACATTACCGAAAAAACTGGTTATGATTGTGCTAAGTGGTTAGTGGAACAATGGATGAACGGAGAACCTGTGGTTGACGTTTATACTCACTCAGCAAATGCGATTGGTGCTGCTAACATTATGGGGTACATTAATAACTACAGACATATAAATAAATTACCACAAAATTGTGTTAGAGTGAATATTGAACATACCGTTTAATTAAAACGGTCTGTCTTGTAAACTATTTGAGTCAACAATTTTAAACTGATATTTATAATCTAATGTAAATAAAAGATTTATTTCATACATAACCTCAGAGAGACAAATATATTCGTGATAACCTAACATATTCTCCAAAAAATAACGACTTGTGACAACCAATCTTTTTGGTGTGTCACAACGTCTTTTATCTCGTAATTTAGAATAATCTATTTTTATTGTTATTTCGTATTCTTCCCACTGTTCATCAGGTTTGGACATACTACCACTACTAGAAAATCTACTAACAGTGCCCGAATGTTCTACATCAACAACTTCTTTTATCCAATCTAATTTGGCTGGTAATAACATTTTTATTATCTTTGTGGGGTCACTCATAAAATATAAATACTATGAATATATTCTTTTTAGACATGGATGTTAAAAAATGTGCAGAGTACCATTGTGACAAACACGTTGTTAAAATGGTACTTGAGACCGCACAACTTCTTTGTTCGGCTCATCATATAACAGACCAAGTAACCGACCAAATACCATATAAGTTGGCTCATAAGAATCATCCGTGTTCTATATGGGTTAGAGAAAGTTTAACCAATTATCTATACCTTTGTGAGTTAGGTTTGGAGTTATGTAAAGAATATAGTTACAGGTATGAAAAACGACACAAATCTCAAGAAGTAATAGAATGGTGTGTAACAAATAAGGTAAAAATTTGTGACAAAGGATTAACAGAGCCACCAAAGGCAATGCCCGATGAATACAAAGTTAAAGACGTTGTAGAGTCCTACAGGAACTATTATATGGGGGCAAAAAAATCTTTTGCAACGTGGAAAAAAAGGGACACTCCTATTTGGTATAATTTTGAAAAAAATTTGGCAGATTAAAAAACATTTTGTATCTTTGTATTATGAAAACAATAATAAAAACAATAACAATCGCATCAACTGTTTTGTTATCATCAATCAGTTGTAGTTTTAAAACAAAACCAGAATCATTTAAAGATGGTGATATAATATTCCACACATCTAAGTCACAACAAAGTAAAATGTTAAAATCCGCTACGGGTTCTAATTTAACTCACGTTGGTGTTATTTTTTATAAAAATGGGTTACCTTATGTAATTGAGGCGGTACAACCTGTTAAAGTTACTAGTTTAAACTCTTTCATTAACAGAGGTGAAAATGCTAAATACAAAGTAATGAGATATGAAACCGAATTAACTAATGAAGATAAAAATAAAATGATTTCTTGGGGTAAAAAACAACTAGGTAAACCGTACGATATTAAATTCCAATGGGGAGATAATACGATGTATTGTTCAGAGTTAGTTTGGAAAATGTATAAAAATGCGGGTATTGAGTTGTGTGAAACTAAAAAATTTTCGGACTTTAATTTAACTAACGAAAAAGTAAGGCAAGCAATAAAAAGTAGATTTAAAAATAAAAATGAATTTAGTTTAAATGAAGTAGTGGTTGCTCCTGTTGATATTTACAATAGTGATAAATTAAATTTAATCTATTCTAATTTTTAAACTGAGCCAGAATCAATACCAAATAACTTCATTTCCCTTGTCATCATATTAGGAGTTGGGAAACATTTATCGGGTATATTGACTCCTGAAGCCTTAACAACCTCTAAAGCATATGTGCCGCAATTAGCGGCATCATTGCTAATACTAAAATCAAGAGCACTATAGTCTTTTTCTTTTACACTTTTCGCGTAACTAATACCTTGTGATATATTAGGAGCAACTGTTAACACCCAATCCATAGGTAATCTAGGTCCTTCCCCTTCAGTTCTTGATTTAATAATTTTAACAACGTCCTCAATATTTAAAATATTTTCACCATCTATTTTTGCAATTTTACCTAAATTTTTACTGACAACAGTACCAAATCCTTTAGTTTTTACACCAGCGTATCTACCAAATTCAAATATCTCAACATTACCATTTGAATTTACCGTGGCAACTCCACCGTGACCTAATTTACCATATGTTTTATCATTTCTAAAAGGATTTTCACCTTTAAATAAATCGGTTACAACATCTTTACCCGAAAGAGATAAGATTTTAATTGCATATGCGGACATTATATCAAATTTTGAATTACCATCCACTTTTGGTTTATACGTTGGAAATGAAAATGTTATGACAAATCCTTTATCTGTTTTTATTGTTGGTCTTTCTAAAGTACCTTTGTTTTTAGATTTTAATAAACTATCATCTTTATTAACAACTCCAGAACTTTTTGTAGAACAACTTCCTTCTTTTTGATATCTTAATAATGCTTTATTTGTGATATTACCAAATCTACCGTCATCACTACCTTTAGGTAAACAACCTAGTTGTATTAATTTACCTTGTAATATGTATCAACAGGTTTAGTTATTTTATTATCAACGCTTTTAGTGCTTGTTGATGGAAAATAAGGTAATTCCTCATTTAATAAATGTTTACTTATAGCGTTTTTGTGCATTTCAAGAATCCTACTTTTTTCAGATTCATCAATAAATAATTTGTTTTTCATACTAAATAAATATTTGGTAATTTGAGAATATTTTCATAAATTTGTATTATGAAAACAATAATAATCATAACATCAATTTTGACTATATACATAATCTCTAATTTTTTTTCATATGAAGAAATTTTTGTGGTTAATAGTATTCCTCAAAACAATTTTAAAAATTTTAATTACAAGTCTCAAAATATTGACGAGTTAATTAATGAGTCTTTAGATATTACATTAAATGAGTTGTCTTTTGACTTAAAAAGTCAATATAATTCTGATGTTAATAAATTAAACGAAACACATGTCGCCCATTGTATTGGGTATTCTAATTATTTTAATTCTGTTTTACATAAATTAGTAGTTAATAATAATTTAAAAAATATTAAAATAACTCACGTTAGGGCTAAAGTTAAATTTTTAGGTGCGAATCTTCATGTTATAAACATGAAAGAATTTAAAGACCATGATATTTGTGTAGTATACGACAACAATACGAATAAAAAATATATTATTGACCCAAGTCTTTCTGAAGTTTTTGGTAAAATAATTATTAAACAGTAATATTAACCGGAAATCCTTTATATTCACCAGTCTCTCTAAAAGCCACTGTATTTCTAATAACACTATAAAGTGTAGATTTGCCATTCCACCAACTACCAACTTGGTCAACAAAACTCTTCATAAGGTCTTCTTTAGTTTTGCCTTCAGTATTAAAATCATATGTATCTAAAACAGTAACTTTTGATTTGTCGGGAGATACTCTGATATTCGGAGGGTCTATTCGTCCAAGAGTATACATAAATTGACCTGCTAATTCAGGTTTAAGTAAACTTCCTTGACCTCCTTTATCTAAAAGTTTTTTGTTTTCTTTTTCAGACCCGGCTACAGTCATTGATGTTGGTAAATTACCAGCACCAATCTCTTTCCATAAAGGATAGTTTAATCCTCTTTTGGCGTTTGCGATTGCAACCTTTTTTAGAAATATTTGTTCATCAGCGGTTAAATCTTTAGCGGTAAATGGCTCCGTTCTTCCGACCAAATAATCCATTAAAGCTCTTATGTGTAAAGGTAATGAAGATTTTTTTGATTGGGGTATGTTATTAATAAATGTTTTCATTTCTAGATATTTATCAATATTTCCACCATATAAATTTCTTTCAAATTCACCCCCTCTACCTAAATAATCACTGGATAATGGTTTATTAGTGTAATGTAAATCATTAGTTGTATTATCATTTTGAGTTTTAATTCCTACCGATTTACAACTTCCTTCTTTTTGATATCTTAATAATGCTTTATTTGTGATATTACCAAATCTACCGTCATCACTACCTTTAGGTAAACAACCTAGTTGTATTAATTTACCTTGTAATATTTTTAATTTTTTGGGGTTTATATTTATATTCTTGTTATTTGGAACATAAAGTGATTCCTCATTTAATAAATGTTTACTTATAGCGTTTTTGTGCATTTCAAGAATCCTACTTTTTTCAGATTCATCAATAAATAATTTGTTTTTCATACTAAATAAATATTTGTTTTAATCATAAATATTTACTATCTTTGTAAAATAAATCTAATAAATATGGCAACAAGAGCGTCAATAGTAATGAAAGAAGAAGGTAAACCAATGTTAGCGGTTTACAAACATTGGGATGGTTATCCTTCAGGACTTGGTAAAAGTTTGGAAGAAATTGTTATGGGGGGACAGATAACCAATGGTTTGGGTATTAACTCAGAATTAGGTAAAGTGTTTAACGGAGCGGGTTGTTTATTCGCATCAATAATATCAATTTTGAAAGATAAACCTGGTGATGTATATATCACAAGTTTAGATAGTGTAGGTAATTCAGGTGAAGAATATATTTATGAGATTGACGTGAACGGAAAAGACGTTCAATTAACTCATAAAGAAAACAGATAATGGATGTAAATAAAGAAATAGAAAGAAAATTCTTACTTAGAAGATTCCCAAAGATTGAAGGTGATTATACACGATACAAGATTAAACAGTGGTACACTCCTGACGGATTAAGATATCGATTTCAAGTCGATACAAAAACAAATGATGTATTGATTTATAAGACAAAAAAATCCAACATATCTAAGGGGGTCTTTCAAGAAGATGAAGAACCTATTTCTTTAAAAGAGTTTTTGGAGATTGATTTATCAAAGGTGAGAATATTAGAAAAAATAAGAACGGTAGTAAAACATAAAGGGTTTGATTTTGAAATAGACGAATTTAAAGATTATGATTTAATAACATTAGAGGTTGAACTTGATGATATTAATGAGAAAATACCGTTCCCTGAAAATATTAAAAAAGAAATTGTAAAAGAATTGACCGGATTAAAAGAATTTAGTAATTTTGCATTATCAAAATGATACGAATAGAGCCAGATAGAAAAGGTAGATTTCCTGATGTGTGGGTAACATCTGATACTCATTATCATCATAGAAATATCTGTAGGGGAGTTACAGGATGGAGACTACCTGACGGCTCAATTCCTATCGACCAAACAAGAGACTTTCCAACTATTGAAAAAATGAATTCTATAATTGTTGACAATATCAATAGTGTTGTAAAACAACAAGATATTCTAATACATTTGGGGGATTGGTCTTTTGGAGGTTTTGATAAAGTAAGAGAATTTTATGATAGACTTGTTTGTAAAAACATACATTTGGTTTTAGGAAACCACGATGAACATATTGAGAATAATAAAGATAGTATTCAGGAGTTATTTCTGACGGTGTCAACTTATCAAACCCTTGTTATCGGAAGCAAGAAGTTTGTTCTAATGCACTATCCGATAAGCTCTTGGAACGGGTTGAATAAAGGGGTGATGCACCTTCACGGTCATACTCACTTACCTACCGAAATCCGATTCGGGAAAGGAAGGAGAATTGATGTCGGCATTGATGGTCATCCCTCGTTCAGACCTTATCACATCTTAAAAGAAATATTCCCTATGTTAGATAGGAGAGAAATTATGTCAGATATGTTAAACGACCATCATACAGATGATATTGTAAATAAAGACAATGGATGAGATTAGTTTAGAGGTTTATCCTGAGATATGTTGTGATTTGTGTAACGATGTTATTCACAACCATATTGATTGTCCGGTATGTAATCAAAAATACGCTCCAACCGAAAGTTATTTTGACTTAACTTATGATGACGAATTAACATGCTCAAATTGTAAAACAGTTTTTGAGAGAGTATCTGAGAATTGGTATTATGATTGTAAGGTAAAAATAAAATTAACAATTCCTTAACATAAATAATTGACATATTGAAAAACTCAATTATATTTATGATTGTTGACTTCGTGGGTTTTAAGTGGAAGTCACCCAATAAAAGATAGATACAGAAATGGGACTATCAACAAATTACCCTTTGACACCTACCTAAACGGTAGGTTTTTTTATTTAAAAAAATTTGGTAAATTCAAAAAAAGTTCGTATCTTTGTATTATGTTAGAGACTCTAAATAGATACTTTGAAGACGGACTTCTGTATAAACAGACTCACCCTACTCTTCCTTTAACTATATGGAATTACACCGAGAAAGTTCAATACGAGAACTTATGGGATGAAATAACCATACAGACCAGAGGTTTGGTAACTGATGATAAGGGAAATATAGTTGCTAGACCTTTTAAAAAGTTTTTCAATTTAGAGGAAAAAAAACATACCGCAACCCCTTACTTTGAAGTTTTCGATAAAATGGATGGTTCATTGGGGATATTGTTTAATTATGAGGGAGAATGGATAATGGCAACCAGAGGTTCATTCACCTCAGACCAAGCGGTTAAAGGATTTGAGTTACTTCAAAAATACGACTATAAAAGATTGGTTAAAGGTTTTACCTACCTATTTGAGATAATATACCCTGAGAACAGAATAGTTGTTAATTATGGTTATGAGGATTTAATATTGTTATCTGTAATAGATAATAAAGATGGTTATGAATTAAAGATATTTGATGATTCTATCCATATAGAAGGTATAAGATTAAGAAACCTATATAACAATTTAGGGTTTAAATTGGTTAAAAAATACGATGGTATAAAAGACTATAACACCTTAAAAAATATGGTTAAAGACAATGAAGAAGGTTTTGTGGTTAGGTTTTCAAATGGGGAAAGGGTCAAAATAAAAGGTGAAGAATATATAAGACTTCACAAAATAATGACCAATGTATCAACCACCGGTATATGGGAAATATTAAGTACCGGTGGAAACTTTGAGGAAATACTTAAAGATGTTCCTGATGAGTTCTACAATAAAATAAAGGACTACGAAAAAGAGTTGAGGTATCAATACTTTTCAATATCAGAATACTGCGGTAAATTACATGACGGATTTAGATATGGTAAATACGGTGATAAAGAAGAACCCACCAAAAAGGAATACGCTGAATTTGTTATGAAAAACGTAAAACCCGAATTCAGACCTATAATGTTTTTTATGTGGGATAAAAAGAATTATGACCAGATAATATGGAAACTCATAAGACCCGAATTTAAAAAACTATAATTAAAAGAATGGACAAGCGTCAACTGATGTTGATTTTTTTCTTGGATTTTTTGTTGTTTCTAAATTAATAAAAATTTTAGGTAATTTAATTTTTAAACCTTTTTTTGCTCTTTTTACAAAATTTATTTTGTATTTTGTTGATTTAATTTCTGTTAACTCAGGTTGTTCATTAGGGTCAGTTTGTTCTTCTTGTGCCGGAACATTAAATATAACATCTAAATCAACGTCCAATTTTTTGTATTGTTCGTAGTTAGGTCTATCTTCATTTTTTCCAGTCCATTTAGGTCCTGATGTTCCATTTTTGTTTTCACCTAAAAAATTTGTAGTTACTTTGGTAGTTTGATTAACTAAAACACCTAGTTTAGTTAATTCACTTATGATATAATCTTTTGCGGTTTTATTTCTTAAACTAGATAATTGTTGAAATGTATATTTTTTACCATCAGGAGAAACCCCATTTGGTAGTGTAGAACAAGAAGTCTCAACATTTATTGATTGTAAAAATGCCTTTGGTTTACCTTCTTGAGGTTCAGGTATGGATTTCAATTTTTCTTGTATTGGGTCTAAAATATCGGTTTTAACCGCTTGTATAAATTCGTCAGTTACCTCATAATAATTGTCCTTAAAAAATTTAGTACTTGGACTAAGGTTGGCAGGAAATACAAAAGGAACTACCGGAAATTTTGGAGTAACTGGAATCACCGACTCTTTTGGTTGTACTGTGGTGGATGTTGACATTAATACAGTTACAAGGTCCCATTTTTTTTCAGGGTAAGTTGCATTAAATTGTTCTAATGCCGCAACAGCGTGTCCTTTTTCATTTGGGTCTGCTTTGAATTTTTCCCAAACTTTTTTTGATTGGGAGTTCATAAGTCCGACCATTGTTGACTCACTATCTTTTAAATATTTATCCCAATCTTGTTGAGGTGTTAAAATCTTATAGTTAGTATCTTGAGTATCAAACGACATAGATTGACGTTTTGTTCCGGTATCGATTAACGTTTTTCCTCTTCCTTTTGCAATTCTAACAGTTAATTGTTCGTTAATAGAGTTATTTTTAAAATTAATAAGTTCTTTAACTCTAATTATTTCATTTAATAATGTCTTATTTTCCAT